GATTGTTAAATTAGCAAGACACCGGAAGGTATTGCAATATAGTATGCTCTGAAAAACCGTTACGAAACAGAAACTTATGGCAGCGAGAATCAGAAAGACTAAGCTAACAGATGAATGGAAAGCCAGAATACAGGCAGGAGTCATCTTGGACAGGCTAGTTAAGCACGTTAATGGCGAAGTGGACATGAGTTCAAGCCAGATTAAGGCGGCTGACATTCTGCTGAGAAAGACTATTCCTGACCTAGCGAGAACAGAGGTCACAGGGATGGATGGTGAGCCTCAAGAGATGGTTATCAAATGGGGAGGAAAGAAATGAGTTACAAGCCGACTAACTGCCCTATGTGCAGCGCATTTCTGGTCAATAGCAAGTGTCTGAACTGCGGGTATCAAAAGACTGCATGACAGAGATAGTTATCGACTACCTGCCTAGAGAGCAGCAGCTAGAGATACATGATGCCATTGAGCAGCATCGTTTTACTGTGGTGGTTGCTCATAGACGTATGGGCAAAAGTGTTGCCGCAATCAATCACCTTATCAAGTCCGCTATCGAGTGCGACAAGCCAGACCCACGATTTGCCTACATTGCGCCTACCTATGGGCAAGCCAAACGAGTAGCGTGGGATTACCTTCAGAAGTACACCAGACCACTAGGAGCTACCTACAATGTCTCTGAGCTTCGTGCTGATTTCTTTGGGCGTAGGGTTAGTCTTTACGGGTCTGACAATCCTGACAGCTTGCGTGGTCAGTATTTCGATGGCGTGGTTATCGACGAAGTTGGCGATCAGAATCCGAGAATATGGAACGAGATCGTCAGACCTGCTCTTGCCGATAGGCTTGGGTGGGCTTGCTTCATTGGTACTCCTAAAGGCAATAACCATTTCGCTGAACTAGCGGACAGAGCCAAGACTGAGGAAGGCTGGAAGTTCCTAGAGTTCAAGGCTAGCCAGACCGGAGTTCTACCTGACTCAGAGCTAAAGGCTGCCTATCGAGAGATGGGTGAGGACAGGTATAACCAAGAGTTCGAATGTTCCTTTAACGCAGCGGTTGAGGGGTCTTACTATGGCAAGCTCATTAACGATCTTGAGAGCAATGGTCGTGTTAGCGACTTTCCTACTGACGGTCTGTGCCGTAGCTTCGCTGCTTGGGATTTGGGCATGGGTGATTCGACTGCGATATGGGTTGCTCAGTTGGCAGGGAAAGAAGTCCGACTTATCGACTGCGTAGAGAATCATGGCGTAGGACTGGACTGGTATGTGGGCTGGTTGAAGGATAACGACTATGGGAAGTTTGACCAAATCCTGCCCCATGACGTACAGGTTAGAGAACTCGGAACAGGCAAGAGTCGTAAGGAAGTGCTGGAGGAAGCTGGACTTAGCATCACAGTCGCTCCGAGACTTAGCGTTGCCGACGGGATACAGGCTGTGCGACGTATGTTGCCTAGATGCTGGTTCAATCCGAGAACCAAGAACGGACTAGATGCGCTAAGGAACTACCGTCGAGAGCATGATGAGCGTAGACAGATATTCTACGAGAAGCCTTTGCATGACTGGTCTAGCCATTACTCAGACGCATTTAGATACCTAGCGATTGGTCTTGACGAGACAGATACTTCATGGCAGACAGCATTGCCAATTTCGACTAAATGGATTGTATAATGAGCAAAACTTAGGGGTTTGCTATGAAGATGGACGAAGGGCAGATCAAGAGTATTCTTGAGAATGAAATCGACAATGCGATTGGCTATGTCGATACCGAGACTACCGACCAACGTGCTAAGGCACTAGAGTATTACCTGCGTTATCCCTATGGCAACGAGGTAGAAGGTCGTAGCCAGATTGTTACCGGCGAGGTAGCAGAAGCTATTGACGGAGCATTGCCACAGCTTATCCGAGTCTTTACGACTACCGAGGATATTGTCTCCTTTGAGCCTCAGACTCCAGAAGATGAGGAGTCATCACGACAGGCTACAGACTACTGTAACTGGGTCTTTTATCGTGAGAACGACGGTCTAATCATCCTGCATAACTGGTTCAAAGATGCGCTGATGCAGAAGGTTGGCGTAGTCAAGGCGTACTGGGAAGCCAAAGAGGATGTCAACAAGGAAACTTACAAGAACCTGACTGAGGATGAGTTAGCTCTGCTCTTGAGTGATCCGAGTATTCAGGTAACTAGCCAGAAGGTTGAGATGCTTGATGGTGGCGTGGATATGATGGGGATGCCTATTCAGATTCCTATGTACACGGTCAAGGTAAAGACGGTTAAGAAGTACGGCTGTGTAAAGATTGAGAACGTACCGCCGGAAGAATTCTTGATTAGCAAGTCTGCACGAACCATTGAGGATAGCCCGTTCGTAGCTCACCGTCGTTTGATGACGAGATCAGAGCTAACGGCTATGGGTTTCGATAAGGACATTGTGGAAGGTTTGCCTAGCTATGATGACCTTCAGTACACTCCTGAACGAGTAGCTAGGTTTTCTCAAGGTGAGCAGCCGGATGAGAACATCAGCCTTGACTACACGATGCAGGTGGTTGAGGTCTACGAGTGCTATATCCAGATCGACGTTAATGGCGATGGTATAGCCGAACTACGGAAGATTACCTATTCTGGCAACGAAATCCTTGATGACGAGGAATGTGACCTAGTTCCGTTCCACAGTCTCTGTCCTATCCCGATTCCGCATAAGTTCTTTGGTCAGTCGTTGGCAGACCGGACTATGGACATCCAGCTAATCAAGTCTACTGTTACGAGACAGATGCTGGATAACCTGTATCTGACGAACAATGCTCGTATTGCTGTGGTTGAGGGTCAGGTCAATCTGGATGATGCTCTGAACGCTACTCCGGGTGGGTTGATCCGTGTGAAGTCGGGTGGTGCTATTGCGCCTATTGAGGTTCCTGCTGTAACGGCTCAGGCTTTCCCATTGCTTGAGTACATGGACTCGGTTCAGGCTAAACGTACAGGTGTTAATGACCAGCAACAGGGTCTTGATCCAGATGTGCTGAACAATGTCTCGGCTACGGCTATTGCTGCGATGATGAAGTCGAACTCTGGCAAGCTGGAGTTAATAGCTCGTATCTTTGCTGAGACAGGCGTTAAGAGCTTGTTTAAGGGGATTCTGCACCTATTGGGTAAGTATCAGGATCAGGCAAAGATTGTCCGTATGCGTGGCAAGTTTGTGACGTTTGACCCTCGGACTTGGACTAACCAGTACGACGTAGCCATTAACGTAGGTCTTGGAAGTGGCGATAGAGAGCAGAAACTAGCTATGCTCCAGATGATTATGGCTAAACAGGAGCAGATTCTGACTCAGTTTGGCGCAAGTAATCCGTTGGTTAGCGTTGCTCAGTACCGAGATACATTGGCTCGAATGATTGAAGCGTCTGGTTTCAAGGATGCTAACGCTTTCCTTAACGAGATTTCTCCAGAGTTGAACGAACAGTTGTCTCAGCCACAGCCACCAGCACCAGATCAACAGGCTGAAGTAGCTCAGATGTTGGCTCAGGTAGAGCGTGAAAAGACAGAGGCTAAGACTCAGATTGAGGCTGCGAAGCTAGACCTAGAGCGTCAGTCGTTAGAGGCTGAGTTTACTCGCAAGGGTCTTGAGATGAGCATGAAAGCCAAGCAGCAAGAGGCTGATATGCGGATCAAAGAGGCTGAGTTAGCGGTTAAACAACTACAGGCTATCTTAGCGATGGACTTGGCTGACGAGGATACGAGAGCTAAACAGGCTGATATTGTCCTGAAGGCGATCAAAGAGCTAGGGAATCTGACTGCATGAGTAAAGCGACTTGGGCTGAGATACTCCTGAAGGACGAGAACTTTCAGGAAATGATGGAAGAACTCCGGTCTAACGAGATTGCCAAGTTCGCAACTAGCGATTATGGTCAGGTAGAAGTTAGAGAGTCTGCTTATCGTCAGTTGAGGGCAATAGAGTCGATTGAAACGTATCTCGAAGGGTTAGCGTCAGAGAAGCTAATCGAGGAGAAGCGATTAAAGATTTTGTAACCCGTTTCGGGCGGTTCCCGATATAATTTAGGAAAGAAAAGATGAGCGATACTCAAGGAACGACACCGGAATCCGGTAGTCCAGAGTTGAATGTAGGTAGTGCAGCTGACGCTATTTTGGGTCTTATGGGTGGGGAAGAAGGCTCCGAACAGGAACAACCTGAATCTCAAACCGAAGCCAACGATAGCGAAGCCGAATCTGAGGAATACGTCGCAGACGATTCTGATGAGGTAGAACAAGAAGATGAGCAGGATGAGCAAGAGGAGCCTCAGACGTTCCGGGTGAAAGCAGCCGGAGAAGAACGTGAGGTAACCCTTGATGAGCTAATCAAGTCTTATCAACTTGGCACAGACTATACAAAGAAATCGCAAGCCGTAGCTGAAGAACGTAAGGTAGTCGAGGCTGAACGACAGCGTATTGAAGAAGCCAAGTACCTACGAGACCAGTATGCGGAACGGTTGCAGGTTATCGAGCAGATGCTCAACCAGCAGCCAGAGACAGAGAATCTGGACTATTTGAAGGAAAACGATCCTATCGGTTATGCCGTTAAGGTCGCAGAACTCAGTCAACGGGAAAAGCAGTTAGCTCAAGTTCAGGCTGAACGACAGCGAATTGCGATGCAGCAGGATCAGGAACGTCAGGAGCAGCTAGGGTCTGTGATATT